GCTTCAATTAATGGGCAAGTAAGAAATGGAACAAAAAAAGAAATAGTAGAATTGTTGAAAGATGAAAGCGAAAAAAGAACTACAATATTTGCTCAATCTAATGATCAAATGATGTCTCCTATGATGTTTCATATGATGTCTCCAATGATGAGAAATATGTAATTTTTAATTAATAGTTATTTATTTTTTTTTAATTTCAATATTTTTTACTTGCCTTATTTTATACTTGGTATTTGTTAACTTTGATAAATTGAAATTTGTTATGTATTTTTCTATTTTATTTTCAAATACTTTAAGATCTTTTTTAATATTGCTGTATAATTTAAAGTTAGGAGTATCCAATAGATCATTTTCAATATTAAATTTGATTGATTGCTTATTATAGAGCAAGTTATAATTATGCTCTTTTTTGCGCGAATATTTGCTAGGCACTTTAAAGAAATAATATTCTTGGTTTAATGTGTTTATATTACATATAATATAATTTTCATCAGTAATTGTTAGATCAATAGAGCTATTACATAATAATATTATTGGTAAATTATATTCTTTAGCTAACATATAAATGTCAATATATGTTATATAATAAAGGTCGCTATACACTAAATATTCAAATGTGATTTCCCTATTAATTACTTTTTCTAATAATGTTTTTTTATTATTTTTTAATAAAATATAACATAATATTTCAAAATTGACATCAGCAGTATAGAGGTCTACTAACTTTTTCTTTAAATCGTTAATTGTTAAACTATTATTTTGAGTATATTGTTTAATAATACTTAAAATTAATTGAAAAGAACATATTTTGTTATCCATGTGAAAAGTCAATTCATATAATTGCTCTTTAAAGTTTAGTCGCATGCTCTCTCTAAGTATGCTTTTGTAGAAACCGCATTTATAATTAGGATCACTATTTTTTTCAATAAAATTAATATGTTGTAAATCGTCGTTATCATCATTATATACGTCATTCTCGACGTCATTCTCGACGTCATTATCGACGTCATCATATACGTTAGACAATGGTACTTGCAATTTGCTTTTTTTGGGCATAACACCCGTTACAGATCCGATTGGTCCAGATCCAGGTCCAGGTCCTGGACCATTTACAACCTTATTTTTAGTATAATAATCTTGAATATTTTGTAGCTTGTCTTTTGTAGCACCAATAACGATTGTGTCTTTCTTTAAGTTGTTTCTCTTAAAATTTAAGATGTCTTTAGTCTCTACAATTCCTAATGTGTCGAACGTATTTTGTAGGACATTTTGATTATTTGTAGTTATAATATCTTTAAAATAATCTTGTGTTAATATTGAATGAAATAATAGGAGCTCATTTTCTAAAATATTATACTTAACCGACCCATAATTATATGATACGCTTTTTTCAAAAATGAAATTTTTAAACTTATTATATCTTACAAATTCGTCTGATAAACGGCTATAATATATTTCTTCGTTGTCTTCGTTATTTGTCAGATTTTTCTTAGGTATAATTAATGAACATACGTCATTTGTCTTCATGCAAAATGATGTATTACAATCTTCCTCGTCAATACACGACGACACGTTTTTAATAGCATCCAATATATGTTTTTCATACTTAGAAAATATTATATAATTCTCTCCAACATCCTTTAATAAATTGTAAATATTAGATAACTTATCTAAATATAACATTGAATTGTTATTAATTATTTTTAATAGACTAGTTTTATAAACATTGTTTTTATGCATTCCCAATATTTTTTTGAAACTATTTTTGAAGCTATCATAAAATTGTGTTTCTAATTTAATATTATTGACCATGGACACGCGTTCATTGTCTATAGAAAGGTTTGTTTGTATATCTTTATCAATATAAACATAGCTCTTATCATTAATTTCTTTTAATTCGTCGCTATTATTAAACTCTGGTTTAGTTAGTTGAATAAACTGATTGCCCAACGTAAGAATACCAACTATTAAATTATCGTCCACTATTTTGTATAACGGTTTAATAATGAGTTTAGCATTACTCAAATTATATAATTTTTCTAAAATAATTTTCGTATTATTGTAATCATTAAGGTCTTGCTCACTTACTTCGTCAATCATTTTATATGGTATAGTTTCATGAGTAGATGATAATGCCGATGGATAACATGGAATATAAGCATGCTCGCTAGCATTATTAATTAATAGGCCAATAACTTTATTATTATAATCCATAATTTGATAAGTTATATCATATTTCAAATTTATTAAAATGCTGATTACATTATCTAACTGTATATTAGGCTTAAAATCATAAGTAGAGTTGTCGTATTTATTTGTAGTCGTAGTTGTAGTTGTAATACCAACACATTTTGAATTTATAGAATTTCTGATAATATTTAAAATATTTTTAAAGTTTGTTAATTGCTTATCTTCGTTGCTCTTTGCAAAACTGAAGGTTTTTACAATATAATAGTCAATAGTATTATTGATCAAATAAATGGGTTCAAAATACTCATTTTTTTGTATTAGCAATAAACATTTTTTTTGTAAATCTATAAATTCGCTGCTATAGCTTTGCTTAGGGCATACAATTTTTACATTATCAGTAGTGTCTTCGTTTGTAATATCCAAAATAATCAGATTTAACCCGTTTGGAAAAAGCAAAGGATTGCTTTTACATATTATATCCCATAAATAAGTATAGTCAATAAAAGCGTCGCTATCTAAATAGGCTTTGAAATTTTCAAAACTGTTTATAATCTTTTTAATAAAAATTATGTGCGCTTGGTCGTCAAGTTTATTTGTAGTTTTGGACACTAATTGACTATATAACACGCTTGAAGTATATTGACTACTACTAATAGTGTCTACTAATTCATTAAAATTTTTGGAAATAAATATGTGCGGTAAGTTTCCATTATTATATTTTATAAAACTATCTATTGTTAGACTAGCTATTATTAGTTTTTTCATTTCGCTAATTGAAACGGATTTGGAGTTATTTAGGACTAAGGTTTCGTATAAATCGGCAATGCAAGCTATGAAAGAATGCTTGTTACTATTTTCAACACCATAACGTAATAAACAATTGCGATTTGATCTTAATAAGTTAGGAATTTGCTTTGTAACACAATCCAAATTATCGAAATGTAAGGTTTTTTGAATACTTAGCGGTAAAAACCCGATTTTACTTTTTTCTAATGGCATTTTTTCGGGGCCTTTAATATAGTTATAATAGTCTTTCTTGTTTTCGTTTGTGCTATAATCCAAATTCAAACATTTGCTCCGCCGTTGCATTTGTTGTGACTTATTCCATAATTTATTATTGAAACAGCAAGGTAAACAATAACCATTTCTATTGTGTTTTTCGTCTAAAAATCCGGGTACATGATTTATGTAATTCCCTTTTTCGTCAATATGATATTTTGTGTCTGTGAATTCCATAATGTTACCGTCATAGGCTCCGTCTTTATTCTTTTTAGTAATGACTTTTCCAAAGCGCCCGCTTTTTACTTCTGTGTGTGTTAAACTGATGTTTTTTTCTAGGTCCCAATATCTGGGACATATGTAATAATACTTGTTTCCTTCTTTTGTGCCATATTCATAGCTTTCTGTATACGAATTTCTGTGATTTTTGTCTATATAATCTTTCTCTTCTTTTGTTAAAATGACGGGCTGCTTTTTAACGTTAGCAGGGCACAATCTTGAATATTCTGTATAAAATTTATTTTTGTCTGTTGTAAATAATTTTGGCTCTTTATTAATTAGTCTTTTTAAAATAGGATTGCTTTTTTCTGATACTTCTTTGAATTCTTCCTCTTTATTTGCATTAGTCGCATTATGTTCTTCTACTTTAGTCGTTATATTTACTTTTGCTTTTTCTTTATATTCAAATGCAAAATTAGGTTTTTCTTTTATAGTATCCTTTATTGTGCTTTCTACAACATCTTCTGTGTTGTCTATATATTCGTTAACAATATCTTTTATGTAGCTGTCTTCTTCGTCGCCTTTATCATCGTTGATGCCATCGTCAATACCTTCGTTAATGTCTTCTTCATGTATTGTATTTATTTTTTTATCAATATTAGTAGTGTTTTCGTCTTTACCATCTTCATCGCCATCTTCATCGCCATCTTCATCATCATCATCTTCATCTTCATCTTCATCTTCATCGTCGTCTCCAAGTAAAATATCCATTAAATCGTTATGCGCGCTATTAGTGTCATCATTTATGGAATAATCATCATCTTCTAATACATGATTAATGTTTTTGTTAATAGACGTTTCTATATTTGTAAATGTGTTTTCTTTGCTTTCGTCAATATACTGTGTTTTTTTACATATGTTACTAACTTCTAATTTTAGCTGCTCATCGTCAATTAACCCATAAAGTATTTTAATAAATCCATCTATATACATAGGAATAGTGTCTAAATAGTTAATATTGTCTATATTGTCTATATTAATAGAGAGATAGTTAGAGCTTATTTTTTTTAATAAGGTTGGAAATCCTGGATTATTTTTAATAGTTATTTTTTTATGGTTAAAAGTATCTTGCATTAATTTGAGAGAATTAATTACATCTATTAACTTGGACTTGGCGTCTTCCAATGATAAATTAAAGTTTTCTTTTAATTTGTGTAATATGTCTGTTTCGTTGGATTTTTGCTTAATAAGCTCAATAATATACGATTCCTCCGAATTCATGATGCTAAAGTTAGATACGTTTTTATAACGCATAACTATTTCGTCGGATTTAGAGCTAATAGTATTAAACAAATAACTGCTGCAATTGGTTATGTTGCTTATTTTTAACATGCCTTTTATTTTTACATTTGTTATGTAATTAATAGAATTAATTTCAACATTTTTGCTATCCAAATTATTAAATAATTCTATACTGCTATTAGATACAAACTTCCCAATAAATTTTATAATATTATTGACATTTGTAGCAATTAAGCTATTAATTGTAGTTAGATCAATAACATTCTTAAAATCTATTTTAAGATTAATAATTCCACTGTCTTCTAGCTCAATAAGAAACTCATTAATATTATTTACAAACAGTTCATCTTTGGAATTAACGTAAAAAGAAATAGTGTGTGATTTACCTAAGAATTTGGCATATTTTAGTATTAATGTTTTGCTTAATAAGGGTACCTTTTTAATATTTGCTTCATTAATGCAATAAAGTCGGTATAAATTTTCCATTTTTTTCCCTGGATTGTATTTAATAAACGGATAAAGCTCGCTGCTTGTAAATAATTTGAATAATGTTTCTAATGATATATTATAATTAATAGCACTATTAATATTGATATTAATACTTTTTATTCCGCTATTTTCATATTTTAAGTCATTTGAATTATTATAAATTTTGGTAAGCAAAAATTTGAATTGATTTTTGCTATTAAAATAGGGTGTATTAATTAATTCGGTGCTTTTCTTTAGCAACTCTATTTTTTGCGCTAAAAAATCTCTCTTATTTATAATATTTTTAGAATATAAAAATTGGAAATATAATTTTATAATAGCTTCATCGTCGCTGCTTGGCAGCGGTGTTTCAAGTAATGTGCTTGCTAAACAAACAATTATGCTATTATTGTATATGTTATAATCAAATACCATATTTGAATTGTTTGTACTAATAATGTCACCGAGAGATTTGGGTGTTTTACTAGAATAATCATATGGATTGACTGTAAAAGTTGTTGCAGTCTTTAATTGGCTTTGTCCGACTGGTATATATTCTTTAATGTCATGAATTCTAATACTATCAATATCGTCAAAAGTATAGACCTCTTTATTTTCTAAACTTTCAAGTATATTTTTCTTTTCATTAATATTTATTAAATAGCTAATTAGATTTTCTTGCGTTAAATCGTTTTTATTATTTGCCGTAAGATTATTAAATAATTCCATTTTATTAAATTTTGATAGTGTTAAACAATATAAATATAGCTCTTCAAAGCATATTTTCTTGTCTTCATAAGCAATGCTATTATAATGTTTAATAAATTTTAATTTAATAGTTTCAATGGTGTCATCAATATCAATAGCATCGTTTACAAATATGATCTTGCTATTATATGTTTTTAAGTAGTCTAAATCATTATAATTAAGATCATTTGCAAAGTATTTTTCATATACTTCGCTATATATAAAACTATTGTAATTGTTGTAATTGCTATTGAGTTCGTCGATGGTTGGAATAGATTGAGCTCCTGGATTGGTCACACTATATTTTTTCTTTATAAATAAATAAACCTCATTAAAAGTGTTATTATTGTTTATATAGAATTTAAATATATTTGACTTAAATATAATTGACATTTATATAAATATAAGAGTTTAATTTTATATAAATATGATTGTAAATATTATTGCGGCTTATTGTAAAAATGGAGGACTTGGTAAAAATAATGAGTTAGTATGGAATATTAAGAGTGACATGACTAAATTTAAAAAATTAACTATTGGTAATGGTAATAATGCTATTATTATGGGTAGAAAAACATTTGAAAGTCTTAATAAAGTCAAAGGTTTAATTAATAGAGACAACCTAATTTTATCTAAATCATTGAAAATAGATGAATATAATGGCAAAAATTGTGTAAAGAGTTTTGCAACGTTGGAGCAATTAGATGATTATGTTAAAACGAAAAACTATAGTGAATTATGGGTTATTGGTGGGGCGGAAATTTATGAACTGTTTTTGAACAATTATAAGAAACAAGAAAATAGTATTTTTAATATTAATGAAATAATTATTACGTATATAGATAATGATTATGATTGTGATTGTTATTTTCCTGATTTAAATAATTATATTGATAAATATAACTTGCTTTTTTATAGCAAAAACATCATAAATAATAATGAGAAAAATGACATAGACATTAATGACCCATGTATTAAGCAAAGTTATAATATTTATGAAATAATATATAAATTTATATAATGTAGCAAAGCAAATATTTATATAATGTAGCAAAGCAAATATTTATTTAACATCATAATATGGGTTATCAGTAATATTCATGCCACAATAGCGAGCAGGTTCTTTCTTATAATCAATAGGATTGTAAATATTAATAGCCTTTGCTTCTGTTATCATGAATTTAAAGTTAGACCAGAATTCATCTGTATGTCCTACTGACTTAGTAGCAATATGACTAACTTCATGAAGCGCAACATACATTAATGTATTCATATCTATTAAGCGACCTTTACTGTTTTTTTCGGTATCTAAACAAAAGGCTAATTTTTCGCCTTTATTTTCACTGTATGCTGTAAATTCGCTTGTAGGAAGTGTTTCGTATATTTTTTTAGGATTATAACCATTTATAAGACGTTGAACGTTATCATTTTCCGGATATTTTTTTGATAAATGATTTACTAGTTTATTTAAATTATTATTAACATGTGCTAATCTGTCTGCGGCTAAATCGAGCTTGTTTCTATCTCTTACGCAATATGTATTTCCATTTACATCAGATATAATACATCTTAAATTGAATGTGTCGCTATTTAAATATAATTTTGTAGCAATAATAATAATAAATATTATTAATATTACATTAAACAAAGTATTGCTTACCAGAGTTTTCATTTATATATAGTTATATATAAATGAATATAAAATGTTAAAAAATGTTAAAAAATGTTAAAACATGTTATTATGTGCCTATTTCTAAAGGTTTTCTGAACTGATCAGTTTCAATTGTTGAAATATTCCACGGGCAGTTAGTGTTTGATCTTGGGTTAGCTGGCTCAGATCTTAATTGTAAGTTAGAATTTCTTAAACTTGAACCTTGTGTGTTAATTCCGACCAACTGCGAAGGATTTAATAAATTAACATTTTTTAAATCGGCATCAGCTTGTGGTATAGAGTTTGACCAAAGATTACCACTATTGTTGGGTAAAAGGTCGGATGGGTTTGGTATTGCTTTATTGGAAGCAAGCTGGTTTATGCCACTTGGGCTATCGGCTGATGTTGCTACCGATGTATTTGAAACACCGTTATATGGCGCATATGTAGGTGAAACAGTTGTTGGCATAGTATCAGTAGGTTGACCATTTAGATCAGAATAGTCAAGCCTGTTTGACATAGGCGAACTTAATAAATTCTTGCCTTTCGAATAGTTATATAAGGCGGCGACAACAATAATTAATGTTATTATTCCTAAAAAATATTCAAAATTAAAGCCTTTGAGAAACTGTCCTTTGAAAAACTTTTTTGTAACAGTCATTTTATATAAAATAAATAATAAAAAATTTTTAATAATATTTAAATAATCATTAATAATAAATAATAATTAACCAATAAATAATAATTGAAAACCAATTAAAAACAAAAATATAATTAATAGTTATATTATATTAATTATATATGGCATAAATTAGCTAAATATCTTCATCGCTCGAACTATCGTTAGCTATATTTGTTAAATTGTATTTAATTTTTATATTTTTGGCTTCTAAAAATGCTTCTACTGCATTTCTTCTTATTTCTTTTGCTTTTTGTTTAGCCTTCTTATATATTTCTAAATATATACTTTCATGGGACTTTATTTCTATTGGATCACTATTTTCTGTAATAACATCTAAATTAGTTATTTCTAGTTCGCAATCATCGTCAATAGTCTGATTTTTTTCTAAATTATTCATTAAATATTTAAATGAATTATTGTCTTGTGCTTGTGTTAATTCTGGGTCTTGTGCTTGTGCTAATTCTGGGTATTGCGTTAGCTCTCGTGCTTGCATTAGCTCTGGATCTTGCATTAGCTCTGGATCTTGCATTAGCTCTTGGTCTTGTGCTTGCGTTAACTCTGACCTACTAGTTAATAATGTATGTTTATTATTTTCAGCATTATTATTCTCTAAAGGATCCTCTTTTTTTTTATTTATTTTAATCAATATTTGATTTTCTAAACTATCACATGGATATAAAACCATAAACTGCACTAATATAACATCAATGATGAATGATGATTTAGAAAATCGTATTCCGTTTATATTTAATAGCGGAATAATTTCATTATTATTGTCATAATCTGCTAAAGTAAGTTTCTTTTCGTTTTCATCATAAAGATTTATTTTCTCTTGCTTTATATTTGCTTTAATTAAAAATTTCTTGCCACCTTTATATGATCTCATAATTGGGTTAATAAAATCATTAATATCATCATTGGATATATTTTCGGAATCGTAAAACCATAATGATTTATTATTGCAAATTTCTTTTATAAAATAATTTTCTAGATTTTCAAAGAATTCAACTATTAACCTGTCGCTGCTGTTGAATTCTAAATCGCAAAAGCATTTATTATTAGCTTGAATTATTCCTTGTTTAGTTCTACATTTAGGAAGCTGAATATAGAAATTTTTATTTAGATTACTATTTAATTTGCTGAAATAAATGTTAGCATTTAGTAGTGTAGGATTTTCTAATTTTAAAGTGCTAAAATTAAAATTTTCACATATTTCATAAATCTGATTGTTCATTTATTTAATTATATAAAACTTTAGAAAAATGAATTTATATTTTCACGCATAAATGTAATAAATAAAAATGTAATAAATAATATACTTACTATAATTATAATTTTAAAGTAATATGTCAAAAACTTGTGTGTCAAAAACTTGTGTGTCAAAAAATAATGTGTCAAAAACTAGTGTGTCAGAAAGTAGCATAGCGTATCATTGTATTAACTTTTTAAAATCGGAAGAAATTAAGAAAGAAATGAGCGCTATAATTAATCCTATTATGGATTATTTCTTAAAGCAAATACATATATATTTGTATTTTTTTTTATTTTTTATATTTATTAGTTTTATTTTACATTTAGGAGTATTATTTTTATTAATAAAATATAATATACGATTAAAAAAATATTATCATAAATTGGAAAAATTATAATATTTAGAAAAATTATAATATTTGGATAATATATAAATATGTTAAGCGAAGGTGAAGGTACAGATGATATGGCACAAGCAACTGATACAACACAATCAACCGACGCGACACAAGCAGCCGATGCAGCTTTAGAGGAATTGAAAGCGCT